ATAATTTTATCAGTTATATTAGTAATAAAACCCATAACTGTTCCTGCTAAATCTGAATCATAATCAACCCCAAATAAACCCATAACCTTTTCAATCATTCAATCAACAATTTTCAAAGGCATTTCAACTATAAATAGTAAACCATCTATTACTTCTCTAAATCCACCTTTAACTTTATCAAAAATACTACCTTCTGTATTCATAAACCCTTTAACAAAATCAAATAATGACATAATTACTTGAAAAGGTCAACCTAAAAATTTGAATCCTTTAGCAAAACCATTAAATAAAGAAGTAAAATATTTACCCATAGAAGGCAAGGTAGTAAAAAATGCTTTAATTTTTCCACCAAAAACCATAATTTTACTAAAAATACCTTCAATTCAAGTAAATACTTTACCAACAGAATTAGTCATTTTTCTAACACCAGAAAGACTTTTAACCATTTTTGTTAAACTTTGAACAAAATTAAGTTTAGAAAGAACATTAGAAAATAATTTAATAGGCAAAATAAATGTACTTGTGATTATATCAAAGGAAGTTTTAATAGTTCCAACAAACCCACCTATGATAGCACCAACAGCAAACAATCCTCCCATTATTAACTTGCCTACCATACTTGTTTCTTCTGTTTGATTACCTTCTTTATCATTTTCTTTTTCTTCAGCAACCATAAAACTAAACATATCAGAAAATACATTTTTAATGCCTATAATACCAGTAAGTATAAAAGGAAATATTTTAGCTAATATATCTTTAGATTTATCATAACCTGAACTTAACATACCAAATCCTGTAGAGAAAACAGATTTCATAGTAGCTCAAGAACCAACAAAAGTATCTTTAATATCAACCATACCTTGTCACATATTACCAAAAATACTAAAAATTTCTTTAAATGGTTGTCCAATAGAACTATCTAAAATACCTTTCATACCTTTAGAGAATTTTGTTGGTTGATTTTTTAAAGTTTCATCTAATGTTTTAATTTCATCAGTAAAAGTTTCATCAATATTAACTAATAATCCTTGAGTAATATCATCAGAAACATTATCATGTTTTTCCATATAATCTTGAATATTTTTAATTTTATTAGTAAACATATTTAAAACAACAGGGTCATTAATAGAATCTTTTAAATTATTCAGATTTTCAACAACATTTCCACTAGAATTATTTCCTTCTAACATTAATTCTTTAAGGGAAGCTTGTAGGGATTTAGCATCATTTCTTTGAGCAGAATTAGTCATTTTCATATATTCAACTAACTCATTATTTTCATTATTTTCTGTATCCATAACAACAGGAGAAGGATTAAAAGGATTAGAAAAACTATCTTTAATATCAGCAAAATATGAAAAAACTTTAGTTGAATAATCTTTAAAAAAGTCTAAAATATTACCAAAAATATTATTAGATGACATATTAGGAACATCATTTAAATTAGAAATTTGAATAGTTTCTGGAAATTGTGGAATAGAATTAAAGTTATTAGAAAAGGAATCTTCTAGACTTTGAAAATCAGGCATAGAATCATTTTCTTTTTTAGAAGAAGTTGATTGAAATAGACTAACAAGTTTTTGATTATTATTATCAATAGAAGAAGCAAGAGTATTCAAAGAATCAATTAAATCTTCAATTTCAATATCTTTTTGATTTTCTAAAGTTTTAATAATTTTCTTTAATGAAGCATCATTAAGAGAGTTATCAACATTAAGGTTTAAGTTAGTCAATTTATCAATAACTTCTTGTTGATTAAAGGAATTAGATTGATTAATTTTAGCAATCAATTTTTTTAAATTATTTAATAGTTGTTTATCCATAGTGTAAATATCCTTGAAATAAAAAAAAGGTCTAAAGGAGAAATAAATATCCTTTAGACCTTTTAAGTCCTTTGAAAGCAAATTCTTTCAAGTGGATTACATTTTAAATGATTTTTTAAGACTTTCTTTTTCTTTTTTAAAATCTTCAGCAAGAAAGTTAACAAAACTTTCTCTTTCAAAATCTGGTATTCTGCTACTATCCATCAATGAAATATTGGCGTATTTTGCTAAATAATATTGTTCTTTTAATACATTTATTAATTCAGATTCACAAAATACGCTTTTTAGAAAAAATTAGTATCCAACTTAATTTCTTGTTGTGGTAAAGCTTCACCACAATGTTGACAATTTAAATCATATTTCATAATTAAGCCAAATTTATTTTTTTCATATCATTCTTTAATTTGATTAAATTGGTCAAATGTCACAAAATCAGACATCAAATCATTTTTATCTTTAAATGAAACATCAGTTTCTTCACCATCAGGAGAAACTATTTTTTTAATACCAGCAGTTAAAGTATTAAGAACCATATCTGCTTGTATTTGGTTTTGGGTTCTATTTTTCAATTTAATATGTGAATAAGCTTCTTTTTGTTCGCCTCTAGTAATATAATCTATAAATAATGAAATTTTAGGATTAATAGCTATTTCATTATCTTTAGTTTCTGGTTTTTCTAAAACAACAAAATTACCAAATTTAATAGAACTAAGGTTTTCACTTTTGCATTTTGGACATTTAAAACTAAAAGCAAACCTTTCACCTTTTGTAGCTTTTCTTAATTCAATCAATAAATAATTTCTATCTTCTAGATATAATTTATCAATATCAAAATTTTCACTTAAAATAGAAGAAGTAATTAATTCATCAAAAGCATTTTCAATTAAAATAGGATTAGTTTCATTTTCATACACTAATAGTTTTTTAATCTGTCCAGTTGTTATTGATTTAAATTTAACTTCTTCTTTACTTCCGGGTAAAATACAATTAAAATCATAAACATTCAAATAATCTTTAAAACCCATATATTCCTCCTCACAAATTTATTTCTACATTATTTAATTGATATAAGAGAATTATAAACCCTCTTATATCAATTATATTTATAAATTGTTTAATCTAAAGATTTACCTTCTAAATGATAACCATACGTAAAAGTAACATCAAAAGAACTAATTTCTTTACTATCATAAGATAAATCAATAGCGGCTATTACAGAAGGCCAAGCCTGATACAATTGGGTTTCATAAATAACAGAACTATCATCTCCACTTTCACTATAAGGACTTAACATAGTAATTTCAATAGTTCCAAAATATTGAGAAGGTGAACCGTGAAGATTATTGCTAGGATTATATACAGCATTTTTTCATTCTTGAAATTTAGACCTTAAATTCATATCAATATCAGCATTAAAGGTACAACTTCATTCACCAAAGGTTTGAGTGGAAGCAATTTTTAATATTTGCCCCTGCATATGAACATCCATTGATTCAATAGTAGATTCTGGTAAAGATGTGCTTTTAACTAAAAACTTATGGTCATCTCCAAAATCAACACTACTTGTTCCAGTTTGAAGTATCTTAGCATAGAATAAGTAACTCCTTGCATAATCTTGTTTTCCTAAAAATTCATCTAAAAAAGCCATTTATTTTTCCTCCTTATATACTGACTTCAGAAAAGTCAATTCCTGATTTGGTTGCTATAAAATTAAGAACAACAAATTCAGCGGATTTTGTTGGTTTAATATATATATCACATCAGAGTTCACTTCTATCAACTCTTTCTGCTATATTATTAGTATCATTACAAACTATTTTAAAATCATAAACTCCTCTTCTTGCTTTAATATCTGACAAGAAAGGAAAAATAACAGAAGTTAATCTTTTTCTAGTAGCTGAATCATTCTGTTCAAATACAAAGTATTGAGAAGCAGCTTCAATAGATTTTTCAATTAACATAAATAATCTTCTTACATTAACTCTATTAAAAGCTGAATTTTTACTAAGCATTGTTTTCTGTCCTCAAATACATTTACCTTTACCTGCAAATGATACTATTGGATTTAAGTTATTGATATATAGTTTATCTCTTTGAGATTTATTTGGATTTCAAGCTAATCTTCTTACATTATTAATTTGAGACCTATTTAATCCTGCTGGTGCATATCAAGCTTCAGCAACACTATCATTATAGGCATATAATCCAGCTACGTGTCCACTAGCAGGAATTCATCTATACATATTATTATAAGAATCATATACTTCTAATCAATTTGCATATGTAGCTACATAACTTGAACTAATATTAAAGTTAGGTGAAGAGAATCCTTTTCTTCAATCAACTAAGTCTGTAGTTTCACTACCTTTATTATTAACAACTAAAGATTTTCTAACATCAGCAATGAACATAGCATCCATTCTATTAGTGCAAAGATTAATAAGTTGTTTTTTAACTGTTTCTGATTTATTACTATCAATAAACATATTAACATCAACTTCTTCTGGATTTTCACTTAATTCATAAGCTTCAATAATAATATTATCTTCAACATTATCACCATCGTGGTCACAACCACCAGCTAATGAATGAAAATCAGGGTTACATCATTCATCTGGAACATCAGATACATCATTTTCATTAAGATATTTATCATTAACAATCATTCTAATATAAGAAGAATACTGATTAATTTTTCTTTCAATAAATTTATCTTCTCCTTGGTCATTAACAGCATTGACATCTAATGAAACATTCCAAACTTCTTTTAATGCCCATAATGTTGACTTCTGGTCTTTAACTTGAACTAATACAAGTAAATCAGTATCATTATCAATAGGTGCATCAATTGCATTAACAGCAGAATAAACATCTGAATCATATCAAGAAATATAAGCACCTGATAATTCTTTAGAAGTAAGTTCATCTTGAGTTTTTTTATTAACAAAAGCTATTCTAGTATTATTACCACAATAACCTCTATCTTTACCTATCATTCAAATATCATCTGAACCCATAACACCATTAAATTCATCTGCAAAATCATCAGGGTCAAGAACATCTCCACTAGAATATACATCTGTTTTTAAAGTTAAAGCAGAATTTTGTGTATAATCTTCAACAACACCACCAGATAATACTTTAGAACCAGCAAAAGTAGCACTAGCAGACATAGTTCTTACACAATATAAAGATGAACCATATTGTAAATATCCAATAGCGGCTAACATATCTTGATAAGCATTAGCAACAGCGGTTGGTTCCCCATCTATATCATATATTTTATCTCTAACAACACCAAACACATCAATCAATTCAGATTCATTAGTAATAAGTTGTCTTTTCATTTCTGGGCCTTTATATGTATTTCTTAATACTATATTAGCAACAGAAGTAGCAACACCACTTATATAATCTGATTTATCTATTTCTTTTACATCAACTCCGGGTGACTGATAATAAGCCATTTATTTTTCCTCCTTAAATAATTAAAATTTCTTACCTTTATTTATATAAATCTATATATTTTTCAAAAAAATCATATTGAAAAGTAACATCACAAGATAATAATTCTTCCCCACTACTATAATTTAAATCTATACTTCCAATTTCTGTAGGCCATAAATTATGAAAAACAAAACTATTAATTTTGTTTTTTCAATTATCATAAATTTCTAGATAAGACATAATTTGATAAGAATTTCTATTACTAGCAAACACATTTTTGCCATTTAAAACACTTCTACACCAATCATATAATATATTATAATTTTCTCAATTTTGGTCTATTTGAAAAGTTGCTGTTCAAGTATCAAATGCTATTTCTCCTGTTTCTTGAAAATTATGTTTCCCTAACATAGGAATATCACTAGCCATAACAGAAAACCCCGGTAATACAGTATTTTGTATATTCATTCTATAAATTTCATCTTCAAGTATAGAATTAGTTACTGGAAGTTTTGGGAAAATTAATTGAAAATTTGATTGTCTTGATTTACTAATTATCTTCATAATGCTCAAATTTTAAGATTTCTTTATTATCTTTTATATCACCTATTATTAAAATTTCTTCATTATAAGGGCCATCACCAGATAATCCATCTGTAGTACTTTTTCTATCCCATCTTTCATCATTTAAATAAAAATTTGTAGCAACCTTTTTAATGATTTTTTGTGAGGATTTAGGTTGTAAGCAATAGGTTTCAACAGTAAATGATAATGTTCATTCATTCTTTCTTAATGTATCTATTTCAATTTCTTTTTCTATAGAACAAGAATTAAATTTAACACACATATCTCAAGATATATCTAATTCTTTTATATTAATAGTATTAAATACAAATGGACTGAAAAATGGTAATATCTGTTCTATAATTTGGTCTATCTCATTTATATATTCAGTTGATATATGTATATCAAAATCTATATTATATGGAACAGGCATTTGTATACTATCTACTACTTTATCACCTATATTTAATGTTAATTTTTCGTGTTTTCCTGTATATCTATTAGAATCAAATTCTATTCCTGTCATTTCAGCACCAATACAAGGACACCTTTTTTCATGTGTCCTTTCATATAATCAAGAATAAAATTTCTGTTTTGGCATAAATTTTATAGGAACTTCTATATATTTATTAATAGTTCCATCTTTATTATATTTAGCTATCTTAATATCATTAAATATATCTAAAAATTGAATGATAGTTTTTCTAATTGTTCCAAAATAAAAAAAGTCTTTCATTATTTAATACCCATAAATGCTAGTGTCAGATTGATAATATTTTTCATCTTCTATTATATCATTATCACCATATTGTTGTTGAATTATATCTCCAGAAGGTGAACTTGAAATTGAATATGTTTCTGTTTCTGTAGTTATATTTATATCAGGGAAATCAACTTCTTCAGGTAAATCAAATAAAAATTTGTCAGCAGATTCAGATTGATAATCATATCTAAAAGGTTTACATATTAAATCTCATATCATTTTATGCCCTAAAAATATATTCCTTTCTGATTTGACTTCTGCTATTTCATATGTTTTATTATTCCATAATGTTTTAATTAAATCACCTGCTTTAGGAACTTCATAACCTGTATCTTCTGTAAATACAGATTTAGGTATCTGCATTGTTTCTATTATATCATCAGAAGTTATTCCAAACATTCCTATTAATTCTGGTTCTCCAGTAGGTTCATATATAGTTTGGGTTTTAAATGGCCCTGCTCATTTTTGATTAGGGTTTTCTCCATATATTTCATCTTCTACTCCACCAGATAATTCTAAACTTCAAAATTCAACAGGAAATCCAGCTATTTTATTAAATTCTGATACTACTGAATCAAATAATTTTGTTTCTGGATTATCTATAGTATCATATAATTTTCACATTTAGTTTTCCTTGTTTTTTACCTTCAATATCTTGGTTTTATTCTTAACTTTCAATACCTTAGTCTTATCTTTAACTTTCATTACTTATCCTCTAAAAAGATATGAACATAATGATAATATGTTTCTTCTTCCTTATGTATATTAAATTGTATTTTATATGTTCCTGTTATTGTAGGAAATATTGTTGTGTCTAATAAATATGTTATATTATTGCCCATTATATCAACATCTTCATTAAAACCAGACACTTGTAAAGTTTCCATATCTAAAAGGTTAACATCATCCTCATTAAAGATATCAATATCAACAGAATCAGGAACAAAAACAGTATCAGTAAATAACTCTAAATCAATAGTTCTTTTTTCACCTTTATATAATGCAATTTTGGAAATATTTTGTCTCATAATAATTACCCTACTATAATTTCACTAACATAATCTCAAGAATATTCATCAGTTAGTCTTTGTAATAAATCTTCTCTTTCTTCATTACCTTCAGAAATTAAAGAATCCCCATCTAAATCAATACCAGTATTACCAATAGATTGAAAAGAATTGAATTTCCTTCTAACCAAACCTAATTTAACCTTAGTTAATGCTAAAGCATACATTCTTATTCAATCAACATCATATAATTCTTCTAGATATCCTTCTAATGTTCAATCACCAGCTAATGCATTTGCATAAGAAATAGCTTTAACCATAACAAATTGTAATTTATCTGGAACAGGAGTAATTTCTAATTTATTTAGTTTTTTTATATATTTATAATGAAACTTATTAGTTGTGTATCTATTAAATGTTTCTATAAAATTTAATGCTAAATGATAAGTTACTAGATTAAAATCACCTCATATATTTTGATTAATCATAGAGTTAAACATTTGATTTTCAACAGTAAATAATTGATTATATTTACCTCTAGTTGCTTCTGTATAATCAATAACATCAATAATTCCATCAGGTAAATCATATTCAGTACATCCACCTGATAATCTAACAGTAAAAAAACATTCTTCTGTAGCATTACCAGAAGCATAAGTTTTAAATTTATTTATACCATCACCAATAGAATCTTCAATCTGTTCATCTGTTAATTCTATTTTAACAACAGGAAAACCTAAATCCCTTTTTATTCTTTCTCTTAATTCTGATTTTTTCATATTATAATCTCCCTACTCAAGACATATCTTCTTCTTCTGGTTGTTCCCCTAATATTCCCCAACACATATCTTCTGTATTAATACCTATTTTAATTTCTTTATCTTCTAAAATGTCAAATTCTATGAAATAACAAGCTCAATATAATGCTGATATTAAATCATCTGTTATATCTTTGCCATAATACTTGCCATTATCTTCTATAAATCCAGTTAGTTCTTTAATAGTATTTTTATCTTTTAATAATAAATTTTTATCTTCTATTAATTTTTTCATTATTAAAACTGCTCTAGGTTTAGTTTTAGTAGTAGCCCTTACTCCCAATTGTGTTGATTTACTTCCTTCATTAATAAGATTTTCATATTCATATTCTCACCATAATTGAGAAATAACAGTATCACCTATATTATTTTCTACCATTAAATAAGCTTCATTAAAATATATAGCTGTTTGATATACAATTTGACTAAAGGTATAAACATCTGTATAATTATCTTGAAACACACCAACTTGTTCAAATTTAACAGGATTATAATTAATTATTTTTAATATTTGCATTGTTGAATAATGTTCACCTGTTCCTTTACCTACATCAACTCCTATTACATATTCAAAATGTTCTTGTGGTGTTTCATATATTTTTAATTTATTATTTACTTGTAATGTATATTCTTCATTATCATTATTTTCTAATTCTGTTAACATTTCAGTTTCTATTAAAGTGTTGGCTGAACCCAGAAAATTATTCTCATGCTCTTGACAAAATTTTGTTTTTCCTAATACATTAATTTGGTCTTGTTTTCACTCTTCATCTCTATCTACAATTACTTTTCAATCATATGTAGAAGAAACAAAACCATTTTCATTTTTAATAGCACCTATATATAATTTATGAAATAAGTTATTTCTTCCATTAGGAGTAGAGATAACAATTATTTTAGAAGTTAAAGAAGCAGATAAAGCAGGAAAGTTTGATGACCAAAATGCTTCTGCTATATTTTTTCCAATAAAGGAGATTTCATCAACAAATATACAATTTAATGTAAATCCCCGAAAAGGGTCTTCAGTAGTAGCAGAAACAATAATTAAAGTATTATTATCAAATTCTATTGATGTTTGATTATATAGATTAACTCCCGGTTTCAATCATATAGGCAAAGTTTCATACATTTTTTTAATTTCTGTTAATATTTTAATAGCCGAAGTTTGTTTATTACTTACTATACCTATTGTTTTTTCATTATTAAATAAAGCATATCATAGTATATATACAGAAACTGATAATGTTTTACCTAACTGTCTTGCTCATAATCCTATAACCATTCTATTATTCAATATTTTATCTAATAAATCTTCTTGATAATATCTTGGGATAAAGGGGATTCTTCCTAAATCTGGATGTTTTACTTGAACATATTTACAGAAATAATAAAAATCATTTCTACATAATTCAATTTCTTTAATTAAATCAGTAGTATATTCTATTTGTTGATTAGGTTTTTTAATAAAATTATTATAAGAAACAGGCATTATTTTTCTCTACTGGTTTATATATAGACCATAAAGGGGTTTTATGTATTATATATAACTCACTTAACATTATAGTTCTTTATTCCCTATAGATAATACAATTTTAAAAGTTCATTTTCAAAAACTTCATCTAAATATTTTTACATTAATTGGTTTTTTCATAATAACCTCTTTAACTGACATATTAAAATGTTTATGAAAACTATTAGTAAAATTTCTTCTTAATTTATTTTTTTTATATTCAAGCATATTTATTCTCTAATTTAACCAGTAAGTCCAAATTAATAGACTTACTGGTTGAAAAGTTAGCAAGTTATCTAGGGATAATATATTAACCCTAACAGGTTAAAAAGGTTGTCTAGAGATAATATATTAACCCTAACAGATTAAAAAAGATATATTATAATTTGGCTTCAGTTACCATATCACAAATCAACCCTCTAGTTTTCTTACAATTCATAATTAAATGAGCATAATGTTTCTTTCCTGTTAATAATTTAACAACTCAATTTAACCCATTGTTATACATATTACAATTAGGATGGTCAACCTGAGTAACATCACCTTCTAAAACAACCTTACAATTTTCACCCATTCTAGTTAAAATTGTTCTCATTTCATTTCTAGTAATATTCTGTGCTTCTGATATTACTACAAAAGCATCATCAAGATTATCTCCTCTTAGGAAATTAATAGGAACAAATTCACAAAATCTAGGGTTTAAATCAGAAAAATTTTCATCTTTAATGAATAACTTATTACAAGGTCTTAAGTCATTTAATTTAAGCAATAAATTAAAAAGTGGCCTTCAATGAAAAAACATTTTTTCTTCTATATTCCCCGGCAGAAACCCTAATGTATCAGAAGATTCAACTGGTGGCTTAATAACAACTAATTTTTTAAATTTCTTTTGTTCAAATACTTGTTTAAGTGCTGTAGCTAATGTTAAATATGATTTACCAACACCAGCTTTACTCTGTATAGATACTAATTTAATATCATCATTCTGTAATAAATCTAAAGTAGCTGTTTGATATATATCTTTTGGATTAACCTTTCAAGCTGAAGTATCATAATCTATACATTTTTCTTCTAATTTATCATTAAAGAAAAACAATTTCCCTTCTTTAAAAGAAAAGGAATTACTTTTTTTCTCTTCATTATAATAATCAAAGAAACCTGTTTGAATTTGACTATCTGATTGAAAAGGCATAGATTCTTTAAACTCTTCACTAGGAATACCTTTAATATAAGCTTTCAATCTAAAAATTAAATCATTAGTAACTAGAATGTCATCTGGTGAAACAGTTGTAATAATTTCATCATCATTATTTCAAATTTTATCTGTATCCCCAACAAAGTTAATTCATTCTTTATTATCTCAAATATTTTTGACAACTTTTAATGCTGAATGTCTTTTAGTTTTATTTTTAAGTAAATGGTCTAATTCATTAATAACAGTAATAGGAATATTAATGGTATTATCTATTCCATTTCTTAAAATTTCAACTGCATTTTCCTTTTCCATTAAAGCACAAGTGTCAACTACAAAGGATTTTTTCAAGTGGTTCTCCTTATGGGTTATATAGTTTATTATATTTATGTATTTTAATATATAAAATCTTTTACTAATGTATAATTAATATTTAATGTATCCATCAATAACTTGACTTCTGCTAAACATTCTGTTTTTCCTCCTCCTGTTAAATAACTTCCTTTAAACTTTTTTAATACAGACATTGATATATCAGGTAAATTTATGCTATCATCAAAACCAAAATCTTCTAAATCAGGTAATTTTTCTATCCATTCTTCAGGTTCTATATCCCTAGAATCATTAACATTCTTTATCAATATCAACTTTTTCATTTAAAAATCTAGTCAATCTCATCTATAGACTCCTTATTATCTAAAAATTTCATAATACTTTCTCTATCAGTAACAATTATATTATTATTGGTATCACCATTAGAA